GACAAGATTAACCACGCCTTCTTCCATGGGTTTACCCTCCAGAGGAAAAACCCCTTTGAGGACCCCTCAGCCTCGTCTAAGGCCTCTACTGGTAGACCGCGATATAGAGGTAGGGATGCACGGGCTTTAATCCTGGCTATTGCTGGTAGGTATGGTGAACCTGGGCAGGTTGTAGTAAGGACTGTTTCCTGTTCTTCTTATTACTGTGTCAACCCTAACCATTACTACTGGGGGAGTAGAAGTGATGTTCAGTTGGAGCGGTTGAGACGTAACGGAACTTCTTTGTCAAGAGAAACAATTAAAAAAATTAGGACTTTAAGGAATAATGACCCTCAGCGTTACACCTATCAAAAACTTTCTGATGAATTCCATCTTTCTTATAGTGTTATACGTGGAATTTGTAATAAGGGTATTTACTTACCGTCCAGTCCAACAGCACAGAAGCTTGTTATAGTTCCAGAGAAACTAGGCGTTAGCTCTGAATCCCTTGAAATTACAGAAGAGGATGTAATGGACTACTCAAACATTGAATGCATATGGGGGCATAAAGGTAAGTTTGGATTGATGGGTGAGTGCTTGACCTGTATGGAAGAAATAGAAAAAGGGAAATGTGAAATAAATCTTAAATCTTTTGCTTTTGATAAATATTGGACCGTCCGTAGTTTTTGGGACAAGGTTGTTATACCAAAAGATTTGGACACCAAAAAATGCTGGGTGTGGAAAGGCGGCAGAAAACCCAACAACGAAACCGTTGCGTATATGCCAAGTCCTTTCCATTCGGCTAAAGCACAGACAGCATCGCGAGTTGCATTCTGGGTTTCAAGGGGTTATACAGGAAAGTACAGAATCATGCACACACAAGATTGTGAATCTGGCTGCTGTAACCCAACCCACTTAACAATAAAAGGATTAAAGTTAGGAGACCAGCCAGAACAGCTTACTAACTACGACCTTACCTATGGAAACATCTTTGAACAAGTTAGAAAAAGTAACGCAGAAGCACAGTGAAATTATACTTACTTGCTACCACGAAATAAATCCTAAGTGGATTGGAGTAATAGCTATAGGGCCTGATAAATACTGGACAGAACCTAACGCGGATAAAGATGAGATAGAAAGCGATCTACGCATATTGGAAAAAAGATTAACTTATGAATTAATAGAAACAAAAGAAATGGAAGGGGTTTACCCTGAACGCGCTACAATAATAGAAGAAAAATATCAAGCAAGTGGTAGGGACAACGGCCTATACACTGGCTTAAATTTAATCAATGGCACTATACCTGACAGCACTTCCGACTAACTTAGGATTCACAAACCTCGGTACAGTTCAGGCCTACCCAACTGGTGGTACTGGGCCAACTGCTTACGGTCCGACAAGTTATTTTGGTAGTGACCCACTACCATCAAGACCTGGCGATAGCGTTAATAACCCAATTAACCTCGGTGATTTAAGTTCATTTAGTTCTATTTCTAAGTCGTTAACAATTTCAAATTCTCACGGCGGTTTAACAAGAATTCAAACAACATTTTATAAAATGCGTTTACTTCAAGCGCGTGCAGTACAGTTTACACAGAACTTCAGCCAAACTTCTTATGACTCCAAAACAAATAGAAATACAATACTGTCGTTTTACGTAATTGAAGACGGTACACATAGAAGAGAGCTTCCAATAAACTCCAATGGCTACGTGTACGATATGTCCGGTGTTCCATACTCTGATTCAGATACGGACATAGTTGAAAGCCAGACAAAAGATTATCCAAGCATTATGCTTGCACCTAAAGATTATTTATTTTTAATAACAAATGATATTCGTTATATTGAAACAACTTACTCAATTGGATTAATAACATCTATTAATGATTGGAGGTATTCCGATGAAACATCTGAAAAGGATATTAACTTTGATTCAATAACAGCGGCAGTAGACCTTGAGTTCGATTTTGGCAATGTGACTTAGTTTATGCTACGCTATTAGTAGCAAACTACTTGTACTATGAAAGTCGTCACTGTTGAGCAGCTTCAGTCAGATTTCGACGCTATCATGGACGATGTTGTTTTAAATCTAGAACATTATAAAATTACTACTGAAACTTATGCGGTGATGCTTCTACCAATGGAGTCTTACGGGATATTGCTTGGGGCCTATGACGAGTGGCTAGAAGCAGGAAAACTATCAGTTATTCCTTAACAAGCACTATTTAAAACCTTATAACTCTGTTTATTAAGTTGTTTTAACCGGGTTTTGTGCTGCTGCTTTAGCAAGTAAATCTGCTCTTGCTTTTTCAACAGCAGCAACATCCTCACTTGGAGTAGCAGGTGCAGTAGCAGTAGCAGGAGCAGGTGCAGATGCAGCAGCTTTTGTTGGAGTAAAGAAAGATCCCTCTTTGTTGTAACCCTTACCTGCTAAGGTTTTAATTTCCTCTAAATCAGAGGTATACATATGCCTACTTAATTCAGGATTATAGAAACGTTGTACTTCTTGTGTATCTGCCTGAGCAGTATCATAAACTTTACCTACATCACCTTCATAATTAAACCCCTGAGAAACGGCAGAATCCCGTTCTTCTTTTGATGTTGTAAATAAATGGTTAGGTCCACCCGGTTTATCACCTGGTCTATACAAACGATACAAAGTACTTGCACCTGCAGTAGTGTCACTAGGATCCAGTGTTTTGAATGCAGTATCACCTTCTTTGACATAACCACTTAAAAATTCTTTGTCTGGCGTTGAGCTATAAAAATGTTGTTGAGTGCTTGGATTATAGTAACGATTAAATTCACGTAACTTGGAACCTGCTGCAGTTACTGGGGTAGTAGTGTCCTTTACTGCATCAAGATAATCTTTTTGTTTCTCGTCAGCAATTGTAGATGCTGCTGTAGTTGCAGTTTTGTATAAAAGTTCTTTAGGAATGCCAGTGGTTTCAGCTAAATATTTATCTCCTTTAGGAAGCGAAGATAAATAAGTTGCAGCGGCTTGATACTTTGTTTGTTCTTGGGTTTCGCGTAAATCTTTATCTGTTCCTACAGCTGCTATACGACTTGCTTTACTAGCGGCCCCCATGTCTTGGAGGCTTTTTAAATATTTCTCACCAACAGCAAACGCTTCTGGTGTTGTAATTGAACGGTACAAGGAAGGCGCCGTAGGCGCAGGCATTATTACTGTAGGTGCGGTTGCTTTCTGACTTCCCATAAGTACCTATTTTTTTACGTGGATCTCTATACTGATATTACTACTAATAAACTGCGCCAGGTGAGTCACCCCTACTGCCCCAAGCGGCATGAAGACGAGGAACAAAATCAACTCAGCGTAAGTGATGGTCTTTTTCATGAGGAGGAAAACCCTTTACATATGGCCCAGTTTAACGAACTATTAGCCAGTATGTCTACAAAGATTATGCATTCATTAATGACTCAGCAAGAAAAACAAGTAGCAAAAGCTTTTTGGGAGGCTTGTAATTATGGAGGTAGACCGAAACCAGGGGATTTAAAAAACATGGAAGACAAGAGAATTTATTACGAATGGGTTCTACGGCTTGCTCATTTAAAACAGTGTGAAAAGTTCTTAAAAAACGTTAAGATACCTATAGAAACGTAATAGCACCCCATGTTGGCGGATTATCTGGTTGAAGAAGGGGAGTTACCGGCCTTACCGCCAGTAAAAAAACCTTCTATTGATCCCAATAAATACGTAAGCTATAGGTTTAACGGTTTAAATATTTCAGAAGTCACAATTGAGAACAGCAAGGAAAAATTAGTCTCCTCGTTAGCGGACCAGGTTGAGATGTTTATACCACCATCTGGTAGTTTTGAGGACGCAGACTTAAAAAGGTATTTAGAACTTGTTTGTAGTTACGAAACATCTACAAATGATTTGGTTCTTGGGCTATCACTTGCAGATCAGATAAGAATTTGTTTTAGTGATATGGTACCAGCAAAAATATGTGCTAAATTTCCCGACATTGACCTTGCAACAAAACGGCGATATAGGTGCGTTGCAGAATACTTGATTCGGCAAGAAGAATTAATAAAAATGAGGGACGAATCTGGGAAATTAATTAAAGAAGTCGGTAATCTCGGTAAAATGGTAGTAATCTATAGGCCGCTACCTAAAATAAGAGAAACATTAAAACGCTCAGGGCTGTTTGCATTTATAAAACAGACCCCAGGGGTAACCGAAACCAAATAACTTTTCGGTTATCCGTCCTATTTTTTATTTTTTCTTTGTTATTATCTCTATTAACTTACAACTTCAAAAATGACTAACTACAGAAAACAAAAACTAGACAAACTAGCTGGAAACACACCAACCGAAACGGAACGTGTCCTGACTAAGCTTGTCATTGAAAGAGTCTGTGATGACATGTGTGATTTTTATGATCGGTTTTATTATTTTGAAGGGCCTGGAGCTATGGTTTACGTCCCAACGGCTAAAGAAGAGAAGAATTCAATGTTTTACATGCCGGTTGCAGCACTAATTGCAGCCAAAGAGGACTTCCAATCAAAAGATATGGATGGAGTTGCCGAGATAATGCGTAAAGCTATTATTAAAGCTGAGACACTTGACTTAGAGAAAGAAGCTTTATTTATTATTCAAGACCCACAGCATATGTCGTTACTGAATTATAAACGTGAAAAAGGTGTTGCTGACCTTGTTCCTACATGAGTTATTACAAAAACCTACCTCGACATTTATTTCTTACAAGAATTTTACGAATTGAAGAGGACTGGTTAACTCCTGTTGAATATTTACCTTATATATACGCTTTACTTGGTGACATTGACTTAGACCCCTGCACAACTGAACACGCCAATAAAGAATATTTACGTGCAAGAAAGATCTACACATTAAAAGAAGACGGTTTAAATACTAACGAACAGTGGTTAGGAAAAACATATTTATTCCCTCCTACATACGGACGTTGCTCTTTTAATAAACAACGCGGTACATGGAGGTGGGGATTGAAAGGAGGCCACACCGGGAAGTCCCCATCTTCTATTTGGTTTAAAAGGTTAGAAAAAGAATGGAAACTTCGTAATGTCTCAGAAGCTTTATTTTTTTCTACTAGCCATGAAATATTAAGGAGCTGTCCAGACATATGGAACTATCCAGTGTGTATACCAAAAGATAGAGCAAGGCTGATACACGGTAAATTTATGAAAGTCTTAGGTGCCCCATTTACGTGGGGGTTTTTTGTTTACTTACCTAGTACGGATTTAGGTTTTAATCAAATTGAAAGGTTTCAACAAATTTTTTCTAATATCGGTAAAGTCATCTGTTAAACAAGCTAGCGCGGAAGGCGTTTCTAAATCCATAGGTAACGTCACCCGGTCCCGACATAATAAACCTTCCTTCATCTTCACCGTCTGAAGCTACGTTTTGTTTAATTAAATCTTTTGAATTGTTTATATACCTAGTTAAGAACCTTTTACCAGAGGTATTGTCGGACACACTTGAACCATTAGGACCATCGGTTTCCTCATACCGATTATCAACGTCATAATCCTGACTTGTTTCTAATTTCATGCTAGTATTTGGGCAGATACACTTACTGCCGTGATTACTTTTCAGTCTACTCCAAGTGAGGATACCATCTCATTCGACTCTTCTAATCCAGGTTGCAATTTTTCCAGCCGTAGTTTTGACTGGTATGCAGACAACAACTGGGAGACAGAAGCTAGCGATAATTTTTTTAAGCCTGACTTAAAAGAACTTGATACAGATAACGTGCATGGGCCAGCGCACTACACAAAAAACGAAGATATAGAGTGTATAGAAGCAATTAAAGCAGCATTAGGAACTGAAAAATTCCGTGGCTACTGTCAAGGTAATGTAATAAAGTATGTGTGGCGTGCTGACCACAAAAATAATACTTTAGAAGATTTAAAAAAAAGCAGGTGGTATTTAGATAGGCTTATTGCTTCTCATGAAAATAATTAAATAGTTTTACTAGAACCAAGGCAACCTTGTTCTTGGTTCCAGTAACGCCAGAAACGCCGTAAAGTTTCTTGGGATGGATCAAGTTCAAGTAATTTGCGTTCTAAATATTCAATTGCTTTTACTTGATTCGGCGTACCTAGATAACTTTCTCCTATGTTTAAAAGGCATTGATTAAGTTTGCATTTATGTTCAAACAATAATGGTACCTCTTTGTCAGGTGCCATGTACATGTTGAGCTCAACGCGGCGGCGTTCTTTTAACTTATTGTCAGCACCAAAATAAATTGAATTTATTAATGGGCTCCACTCCTTAATAATTAACTTCTTACTGGCGTAAGAGTTTATTAATTCAAGTAAATAAGATTCTTTAAAAGCAGCTAGACCTACGCTATGTGCATAACTTAATAGTGCAGATCTTTTTTTACTGTTTAAACTTACAAGTACGTATGCTTGCACTTTCTCAGCAAAAGGTTTTAGGTCTTCTACTAATTGCTTGTTTATTTCTTTTGTTGTAGCTTTAGTCTGCCAATTAACTGCATGATTTCTAATTCTCCCACTGTCATACCCAATCTTATAGTGATCAGATCCTTGTTCTTTATAGCAACCAAAACGCCCGGAACCTAAGTAAATTCTGGGCGTTGTATATAATTGTATTAATTTTATACCGTCTTGATTAAAAAATAAGGGTAAGGTTTCCTTATGGGACAACAACGCTGCCGTTGTAGGTGACTTCTGAGTACCCATCTAATTCCAGTAGGACGATGTAGTTTTTGGTTGCATCTGTTACGGTAACAGCAACTACGCCTTTACTGCGGCCATCCTTTGCTATGTTAGCAAAAGTTTTGTACCCTGCCGGTGCAGTAGAGCCGTTGTAGACATCCTCTTGAAAAATCTCCATGGTATTGACACCATTACTTCTGTCTAACGTAACTATTAGACTACCTGTATTAGCTGGATCAACACGGAAACCCCTAATGTTTAAGCCAGTGGTTGTGGATGCAGACGTTGTTCCTTGGTAGGTAACTTCACTTCCAGCATTAACAAAAAAGTTGTCAATGGTCCCTTTGATTGTTCTGGTAGGCATGGTAATTACGAGAGTTGGCTTTTTGTCAGGTAGTTAAACTTAATTTCAGCGTCTATGCCGTGTTCTTTCATAATACCAAAGAACAACTGTTTGTCCATCATTTTTTGATGAAGCATGTCAATAAACGCTTCTTCTAGTTCATCTCTGTCAAGTTGTTTTAAGCTTAGCGCAGCAGCATGTAGAGCAAACTGTGCATCCACTGGTAGCTCTAAGGCGTTAGTGTCCATCGGCTCTCCAACTTATACTGTTATTTTAGCAGTTCTAAGTTGCTTTGTCGCCCGCTCTTTAGGATAAACCAGAGTTGACCCTTGTTAACGTCTTACCTTTACCAAGGCGTTCCATACTTGTTTGGTAAGAACGTAATCCATTTTTGCTCCATTGCTTGTTTAGACATATTGTGCCTAAAGCATAGGTGCTTCCAAAGATTAATCCTGATAAAAGGATAATAGCAAACACTTGCAAACCCGCTTTTAAACTACTATATTTTAAGCAACCCTACACTCAGGACACAGTGATTGAAAGTACCGTAACAACTGAGTTTATAAAGGCGGCTGTTGCTGGCGTAAGTAAAACTCAAGTAATTCGTTACTTTAAAGAAAAATATAAATTTACCAATAAAGACATTGAAGAGCTTGTAGAATCCTGTTCTTTTAACAAGAAACCAAAAAGAATTAATTATAATTTATTTTCTAATCGACCAATAACAAAAACAAAACAAGATATAAGATTTCCTTTTACTCAGATTTTTATACATAAGAATTTTTTATCATCAGAAACATGCAAGCAACTGATAGAGCTAATTAACGATAGGTCAAGGCCATCTACAGTTGCCAATCCAAATGATCAAGTTGTTGTGTCTGACTATAGGACAAGCAAGACAACTGATTTGCATTATTTTTATTCAATATTTTTAAATCGGTTGGACTGGAAAATTTGTCACTTTATGGACTTAGAACCATTTACTGGTGAAACATTACAAGGGCAAAGTTATTTACCTGGTGAATATTATAAGGAGCACCATGATTTTTTTCATCCAAAAACAAAAGAGTTTTCTATATATACAGAATGGATGGGGCAACGCACATGGACTGTTATGTGTTATCTAAATGATGTAGAGGAAGGGGGAGAAACTTATTTTAAACATTTAAAACTAAAGGTTAAACCTACAGAAGGAACTGCTGTTATTTGGAATAATCTATATAGAAACGGTATGCCTAATTATAAAACACTTCACGAAGCATTACCACCGATAAGCAATAATAAATATGTGATTACTAAGTGGTTCAGGTCTTGGCCATTAATTTAATTAGCGGAAATATTAAATTTAACTGTTGCGTTATGACCGCCGCTTTCACTAATAAAATTAGCACGTATTTTTTTTACTGGAAACCCGCTGACATTATATGCATAAGTACCATTTGCGGTAATTTTTTCAGCACGCATTACACCAAAATTTATACCGTCAAGACTACCCTCTAAATTAACATCAACGTGGGTATGTAGACTATTAACTATAACAACAAATGTATAATTACGTGTGGACAAATAGTTTGTAATATAAACGTCAACAGAATCAGTAACCCCAGGAGCGGTAAGTGTCGGGAAATCAAAAAATACCGTTTGTTGATAACCTTCAAAATAACTCATAGTTTATTTAGCGCCAATAACAAAAGAAACAGTTGGTGAGCCTGACGCAAACGAAACTAAATTACAACGAATGTACTTTAATGGCATATCAATGTAAGTTAAAAAAGTTGTACCATTACTGGTAACAGTAGTATTACCGGACGTATTTAAATTAAAATAATTTGTCCCATCTAAACTGCCTTCTATTTTAAAAACAACATTACCGCCAACAGGTATTGATGCAGTAGTAATTTGAATTAAAAAAGCAGTTAAAGATGATATATTCTGTTCTGCAACTTGAAAAGTTGCTACTGTACCTGCTCCTGAAAGAGCGCCTGAGCTAAAAAATACGCTATCAATAAAACTGGGATCAAAACTCATGATTTATTTTTTGTAATCTAAATTGGATTTTAACAGCCATTGATTTTTTTTATGTACCCTAGCTCGTTCAACTCCAAGATCTAAGGTTAACTGATCTCCAATGATGTCTGACTCAGTAATCAAATCATTGAAATTACAAGCAAGTGTATCGTGGTTTGCAGCTATCTGAAGAATAATTTTGTCTTGGTTAAAACAATCTTCAAACGGTAACTCAGGCATATTTGAATATGTTAAATCCATTACTGTCTTAGGTGTAGCAATACCTAAAGAACGAATATGCTCAGCAACTGTATCTATGCCTTCTTCCATTTCACGGTATATTTTTTCTGTCAACAGATGGATTTCATAAAATTTACCTCCCATTAGTCCCCAATGGACAAGTTGGGTTTGGTGGTAAACATTAACGGAATCCCTTAAGCACTGCACTAGAAGGCAGTAGCAGGAAGTTTTTTTATCGGTTAGATCTTTTACCATTTAAATTACCAAAGGTGTGAGCACGCCCAGTATTTAGGCGTATTTTTATCCATGGGTTTATCACATCCCATTCTAGCCCTGAAATTTTTCCTCCGATCTTTATCTCCATGTTGGGTGTAGTCCTCATAACCTCTTCGCCCGTAACGAACTATAGCCTCTTCCCCATCATGACAAGACTTAACCACCCATTTATGGGTATCGCCAGCTGGGGCACGTTGAGGTTTATTACACTTCATGTGCTCTTTTGATAGACGCTTAGCCTTAGCGTGGTCTGCCATATCTACATTCGACCAGCCAGATTTGTTGCTACATCTTGAGATACAGCGCCTTTATCCGCAATTTCAAATGGGTCTGGCCTTCTGTAGGAATTTAATTTTTGAACATAGCCAGCAAGGAACTCAGACGGCACCATTGCTGGTTGTTGTCTATCAGGTTGCAATCCATCCAACATATGCATCCTCACAAATATACGGAATAGCCTGATAAGCAGCGGCTAGGTTTAAGGACTTTGGTTTCTGCTCTGTCCATTCTTTAATCTTATCAGCCCTTTCTTTAGTGTATTTAGGATTGCCGTCTGTATACCATAAACCAAGTTTTTGAGATCCTTTAGCGGAGTTACAAGAACAGCAACAACAGGCAAGATTATTCCTTGAGTTATGTCCACCCTTATGCTTTGGAACAATGTGATCAATCGTAGCGGTATTATGACAAAGTTGTTTCTCACAATAAGCGCAGTTCCACTTCCACGCCTCAAAAATACTTTGACGGAATTTTTTTCGAGCGAGTTTTGGAGTAAGGACAATTAGTTCAGCTAAGAGTTCGTTCTCAGTGTGAAACACGTTGCGCTCATGCTTCTAAATAAAAGATATGGCGCATACATCTGTATACATACTAACAATAAAATACAGGGTTTAGTGTAAGCCGAACCGGCACAGTTAATCTGGGCTCATAATTTGACACGCTTCTAGGATTTGTTTGTTGGCCTTGTCTTCTAGCTGTTCTTTTAGAATATTAAGAACTTCTAAAGCCCCTTGAACTTTTAGATAGCCTTCTTTACTAGAAATTAAATTGGCCTCTGCTGTTCTAATTTCTGACGTTAAGGACTTTAGTTGCTCCTGCAATCCTTTCTCCAGTTCTAACACGTTTTCAATCATCAGACTAAGATAACTACTTGAATGTTAACAGGTTTTTATTTAAACGCAAGGTTAACCCTTACTTCCCTTAATGATCCAACCCCAGCCATTAGCACAGCCACCGTAAAACAAACGTGGGTTTAAGTTTTTAAAACTATAGTGACGGTTTTTACCTGCACCAGGGGACTGGTTCTCCCATACTCCGTTAACTAAGTCTAGGTCTCCATAAGGGTCCTGAACTAGCCAATAAGTACTGCTGTAGCCTGAGATGGTTATGAAGTGCCCACCGCCACGTGGGGAGTCTACAGTGCCGTGGTGGAGGATACCCACAGCCACAGGTTTACCTTTATCGATCTGATCTTTAATATCCTGTTCTTCTAAGTTTGTATAAAATTTTGCAGATACATTAAGCGCTTCTAACGCTTTGTAATGAGCGTCCCTAGTAGTTGTATCGCCAAAACGGTCAACAACTTTAAAATAATCTGTATCGTCTTTTATTTCTTTTACGTTAAGGTATTTTAAACACATCGCAATTGAGCTTGTCTGACATTGGCGCCAACCCTCGGGGCCGTTATCTTTTTGATCAAAGAAAGGAAAGTTACGTAAATAACGTAAATCTCCATCCTGTGCATAAGGGTTTATCTTCGGTGTTAGTCCACTCCAATGAGCGTCGTAAATCCACCATCTACCCATTTTATTTCCCATTTCAAGCAGAGTATGTTGATCTTTCTTTTCTAAAACTTGATTACCTGGGTATGTTCTTCCCTGATAGACCTTTGCTTTACTCTCATTAGCAAGTTTGTCTGCGGGCTTAGGCTCTTTCTTAAACCAAGTTTGCTGAAGAGAGGTAACACTAATGGTAGGTATTTCTTCTTTTTGGTTATTAACAGTACAGAATAACTTAATTTCTGTTGTTCTGCGCCTTATTAAACCAGCTATACTCTGACCATCACCACCTTTTGTCCACTTCACTAATTCCTGTGTTGCTGCAATATTGGGATTCTCTCCGCTATTTAAACGCTTGCGTAAAGTAGATTCACCTAACGCACCGGCCCCGACATTATAAGTAAAACTTACAAGTGCATCAAATTGATTCTGATTTAAATTTATTGAAATTAATTTACTTACTGATTGTTCAAAAAAGTCTAAATCTTTTTGAAGTAGTTGTTCAGCTTGTTGTTCAGTAATTGTCTGACCAACATATACATCATCTCCTGTATGCCCATACCCTATGGTTAAAACGCCAACTACATCGTAATAAGCGGTAAGCCTAAGGCCTTCAAATTCTTTTATTAATTTTAAGCCTTGTGCAGATGTTTTCACAGTGGCGTCAAGTGTTAATACTAAACTATACCAGAAGTCGTAGTGCCTGAATTAAATGAAAGATAATCTATGCCACTAGAACCAGTAACGTAATCCGTTGTGCCAGAGCCAATCACTGAATCTGAGGTAACTAGGTTGTTACTGGCGCCCTGTATGGGCCAAGTGGAATACTCAGCTGAAGTAACAAAATTAGCTAAGTCATCTGTAGTTTTCGTGTTCTTAATTTTTAAAACTTTACTCCCCGATGTAGTACGTATGTTTTCCCTCCAGGTTTTAACGGTTGGATCTGTTTCTTTTCCGTTATCAACAGAACGCACAATCATCCAATCTGTAGGACTAATTAAGGTATTAGCAGTCTGTCTGGTTTGATCCACCCATTGAACTACCAACTGGTCGTGGTCTTTAGGTATCCCTGGAGCCCAATAAAACCGTTGATCGTAATAAGGGGGATCAGGGACCTCAGTAATTCCAATTGCTTTGCGATCTTCGGGAGAAGATAATCGAATCCAATTTGAAGGGTACTGGGTTCCATCCGGTGTTACAAATGGAGAATCTGGAGATATTGGCTTACCGTTTAAAAGAAACATTATGCTTCAGGTTTTTAATTATTGTAAGCCTTCTCAGCTCTTGCAGCACATTAACCGATTTTATGCTAGTCTGGGCCGACAGAGTTCCCGCTAATGACAACACTGCTTGAAGCCTGGGAGCAATTCAAAGCCGAAAGAGCTATTGCCCTGTGTCCAACTAGTCTGCTTGCGGACTACAGGCAAGTAGGTAATTGGTTAAACAAATGCCCAATTACAGATTTAAATGAGGGAAGAAAAATATTAACATGGACATTAAGTCAAAAACCTATTAAATCTAGTCGGCGCGTAACAATGTACATAAAATCGTTATATCGTTGGGCATCCAGTGAAGATATAAAATTAATCGATAAGAACCCAATTATTAGTTTTAAAATGCCAAAACCACCACAAGAAGATGTTGATATTATTGTAATTCCACGGCAAGAAACAGAACTGGTTTTGAAAGCACTTGGATCAAAACAACCACGTAACGGCGCTAACTGGGCATTTTATTCTGAGTTTATGTTGCAAACTGCAATGCGCACTGGAGAAGTACGCGCACTTAAATGGGAAGATATAAAAGAAAATAAGATCCTTGTGCATAGTAACTATACTCTTACTCATGGGTATAAGAATTCAACAAAAACAAATAGAAAACGGTGGGTTCCTTTAAATACTAGGTGCCAAGAAATTATGTCTGCTGTATCAAAAGCCAATGAATATATTTTTCCCTGGAATAGGTATGCGTTTCAAAGTTATTTTTATGATCGAATGAAAGAGTTGCACGCAGATAAACTTATCCAAAATAGGTATAGGCCATATGACTTACGGCATACCGCAATTAGCCGGTGGATTGAGGCCCAGATTCCAGTAGCACAAGTTGCAAACTGGGCAGGTAATAGTTCGGAAGTTATTTGGAAGCATTATGTAAACGTTACTCAAGAGTATGAGATGCCTGTTCTATAAGCTTACTAAATAAGGTTAATCAGCCTTACGACTAAGGCTTATTAATGTTGTTAACACTGCCATCATAGATGTTATGGCTCTGCTATCACTGTCTGCACAAGTTGGCTGAGCTTCAATAGCTTTACCTTCAGGAGTACCTACATACTTAGCGTACCAAGGCCATGCTGTTGGGAAAACATAAAATCTACAGGCGCCCCACTGAGCAACAGTAAGCAACATGATTGAAGCTGCTGTAGCAAGTATTGAACGCCAGAGCCAGTTAGGCATGACCACGCAAGCAACTGTTAAATTAATTGTAACAAACGTTTTGTTTTTACTTTAAATAATCGTCCTAAGCATGACGTTAAATCGCTTACATCTTACCTTAATCCTATCTATTAACTTTTTTAAATTTTCACAAAGCATATGAAAAACTTTTTTCTTTCTTGTTCCTTTGTATTTGGCCTTAGTGCAGCAACCGTTTCATCTTACTGGGGGCTTACTGATATGTATCAACTAAATAAAGCATATGAAACACAGAATAACCACGCAGAGTTACGCCATAGGATCAATGTTTTTGCGGACGGAACGTGGATTTTACTTGGAATTGTAATTTCAGTTGTTTCGATTAGTGGGATTCACAAAACCCATGGGGACACTTGAACCAAGGGGACGTTGATTTAACCAGCCAATGTTTTCCAAGGCCTTACCTGCCCCGGCAACTGCGTAAAAACCTTTCTCACTTGGGGAACCTTCAACAACTTTATTAAAATACCAACTGAGAGGGTTGTTTGTATTGTAATTATCTGTTACATTTACAAAACCAAAACGATCTGGGGTTGCTGAATATTGGCCGATTGCCATATTTGCGGGTTCATCCCTTAATTTCTCATATCCTTGTCTGTACTTCCCGGTGGTACTTAATCCATAATTAATATTATTATTTGATGGTTGCGCGTAACCAAGGGTTTCATACCTATACTTTGCCGCATCTGGATTATCCATCACTCTAAATGGTTTACCCAATGGACCAGCGTAAGCCTTGACGCCAGTGGCTGCTGCCCAGTTGTTTCTATCTGTTGTTGGAACTGGAATTAATCCTTTATCTAAGACATCGTTTAAAAGTGCCGGAATGCTTCTACTGGGTTTAACATAATCTGAACCATAGGGAAGCGACCCTTTAAATACTGTCTTATCAACATTTTCATAAGCTTTACCAGCACCACTGTAAACATCGGTTCCTAATTTATTTGCGCTATTAACAAATTGTTGTGCTTTTTGTAAAACGCTTCCGAACAGTCCTGCCGTATCCTCGTACTCTAATTCAGGCTTATAACCAAACGTACCTTCCCCTGAATCTTTGATCGGGTCAAGATATTCTTTTAAAAAATTGTTAGGATTAACAGCCAACTAAAATAATTCTTTCTTTATTAATTATAGACTTGTTTTTTTAGTACACTTTGAAAACCCTTAACCACTAAAGGTTTTGGGCTGACCTCACAACTTTTGTTTAAACAGGCTATACTGAGTAAGTCAGGAAACGAAGATAAAACTTTACAATTCCTTACACTTCTGAAACCGAGATCACCAGAAGTAAATCATCTCTAATACCCGCATCCGAGGGTGATGTGGGAATAACACAACCCGTTCGTCCCCCGAGCTCATACCTACCCTTTTAAAAGTGACTGCTTCAATTGCCTTACAAGAACAAACAAACCTATGGCAACAATTTTGCCGTTGGGTAACCTCAACTGAAAATCGGATATACGTTGGTTGGTTTGGAGTCCTAATGATTCCAACACTTCTTGCTGCCACCGTCTGCTTCACCATAGCTTTTATTGGTGCCCCACCTGTCGATATAGATGGGATCCGCGAGCCTGTATCTGGCTCTTTACTTTATGGAAACAACATTATTTCAGGAGCCGTTGTCCCCTCCTCAAATGCAATCGGATTACATTTCTATCCAATTTGGGAAGCTGCTTCCCTTGATGAATGGCTCTACAACGGTGGGCCGTTCCAGCTCGTCGTATTCCACTTCCTCATTGGCATCTTTGCTTACCTGGGACGCGAATGGGAACTTAGCTATCGATTAGGAATGCGCCCTTGGATCTGCATTGCTTATTCAGCACCTGTTGCTGCTGCAACTGCTGTATTCCTTGTATATCCTTTCGGTCAAGGGTCCTTCTCTGATGCAATGCCCTTAGGTATCTCTGGCACATTTAACTACATGTTGGTGTTCCAGGCTGAGCACAACATCCTTATGCACCCATTCCACATGCTTGGAGTTGCTGGTGTATTCGGTGGATCACTTTTTAGTGCGATGCATGGTTCACTTGTAACTTCTTCATTGGTTCGGGAAACCACAGAGAATGAATCGCACAATTATGGCTATAAGTTTGGCCAAGAAGAGGAGACCTACAACATTGTGGCCGCCCACGGTTATTTTGGACGCCTTATTTTTCAATATGCATCTTTCAATAACTCACGTTCGCTTCACTTCTTCTTAGCTGCTTGGCCAGTAGTTGGCATTTGGTTCACTGCTCTGGGTGTTTCTACAATGGCATTTAATCTTAACGGATTTAATTTCAACCAATCAATTGTTGATAGTCAGAATCGTGTCGTCCCAACTTGGGCAGACATTCTGAACCGTGCTGGACTAGGCTTAGAAGTTATGCATGAAAGAAATGCTCACAACTTTCCATTAGATCTTGCTGCTTCTGAATTAACTTCTGTTGCGCTTACTGCACCATCTATTGGTTAATAAATAAATTAACAAGTTATAAGACCTTCTTTGGAGGGTCTTTTTTATTGGTAAGATGTCCATAAAGATTGTTAAACAATTTCCTTTATGTCGTATATATAGTGATTAGATGTTTCAAACAATCTAGTGTTTTCAACTGAGTACACAGTAGTGTCTATTTCATATCCAGGATTTTCAGAAATACGGTTAAAAGTCCATGCACTGTCGTACCATAAAATTCTATTGTTTGGGTAGGCATAATAATTTCCAGTCTCGACTTTAAATAAATGAGCGCACTTATGCTCTGGCGTTTCTGAGTAGTTAAAATCCGTCATGCCTTTGTTCTCAAACGCCCAATCAAGTGTAAACATATAATCACCTTGAACTTTTATACCATCAGGACGGATAAGATCTGCTTTCAATCCAGCAAGGCGATTTCTTCGTTGAACATCCACGTAAGAAGAAAAGCAATCCCAATACATAATTTGATTAAGCGGTTCTATTACAGCGTCTGGTTTCCAGCAAAGTGAATGTAACGGTCTACGGGTCCAATTTACTCCGTTCTCTAAGAAGCATTCGAACAAAGGAACTCTTTTCTCCATCGATGCAACAGAGTGCACGTCACAGCGCGACACCTCTCCATGTCCTTTTTGATGGTTGTATAGGAATTCATTACGAACATAACAAGACCAATCAGGTAGGTTGTGATTTAAATAAGACATCTAATGACCAAGCTACTAAAGAAGACTCCTCATTATAACTAGAATCCACAAACCTGTACGTCCACACGTCATTCTGTTGAATGGTAATTTAGTACTAATTATGTTTGTTTAATTCGTGTTTTATTTTACCGAGCATACGATTTATATTATTTATAGTTATCTCATTCTCTTCAGAAGATTCAACCATTCCTTTATAATACCCAAGGATATTTACTAACTCTTCAAGATCACGGTGTTGTATTTTTACTTCTAATTTTTCACTAAGAAACTTTTGATCTTTCTTTCTTGTTTTTGGTTTTTTATTTTGTTCATTACAAGTTAAACAACAAAAGGAATATCCTTGCTTAAATGTTTTCACTAATTGAAAATGTTTTTCATTTAGTGGCTGTGTTTTTTTACAGTAGCTGCATACTCTTTTCATTTAAACACCTTTTGAAAATAGTTTTTTTCCGATATGGGAGCCGTCACTCCTCGTCAAAATCAAAATACTCATAGAGAGAACTTAGCACACATTCTTCAATAGCCTCACATATACGTTCTTCACCAGGATTTTCGTCATGTTTAAATGCCCTTCTGTACCCACGGAGCACACCCTCGTTAATTGCTTGATCCAGTATGACAAGAAATTTTGGTTTCATAATTTGGGAACTGGTAAGTGCGAAGAGTTGACAAGATAGTTATGAAGACGTTCAGCCAAAAGTACGTCGTTTTGTTGTGGTGTCATGTTACTAAATCAGATCCTTAAAAGAACGCAGTGTTTTCTGAGCAAGAAGTTTTTTGGCTTCCTGAAAAACCAAATCTAGTTCATCAGCGTCAATGCTTACGTAATGTTCTAGGTCATCGCCTAATTCACAAATTTTTACAAAACCCCCTGCGCCTTCGTCGTCAATAGAAATCTGTAAAACTCCACGGCCATAAACAGGATTCGTATCTGTTCGATGGATAGAAACTGTAAGAATAGTTGCTACTGAAGCAGAGTCAGCCATAGGTCGGGATAAGAAGACTTATCTTACCGCACATCCTGAAATTTAAAACGAACTAGAAGTTGACCGGTCTAGTGGCGTTGACTACTTAGCTTTTAGTTCGTCGGCGATGGCAAGGAGTTCTTTTCTAATCTGTTGACACTCAATATCTGCAGCAGCACGAAGAGCGGCAGCAAGTTTGTTTTCTGCACATATAGGAGCTCCACAAAAAGCATCCCAAATTAATTGGGCGCTAGGTGAAAGTATAGTATTTTCTTTAGGGAAATTTGAATCTCTATCTTCTTCCAAAAAAGTTCCTTCAAGAGCTTCAAAAAGATCTGTAAATAAAGTTGTTTCCATAATGATTAAATCTTAGGAGCGGAGCAAAAGCTGATACTCGCTGCCAAACCATACTACATGACGCTGGATCGAGGGGAGCTACCGATGGATCGAGGGGAGTCAACGCTGGATCGAGGGGAGTCCCTGAGTAAATCCGTCGATTTCCACGGGATTAATGGTGTCGACTTATTAGTTTTGTGGATCACGGATTAGCACCTAGCAATCTTATGGGTCACGAAACGCCAATCCGTTAACGACAAAATACGGACGTGCTCATAACTCGTAGTGTGCGGGACTACTGATAATGCCTGGTAGCAAAAACATTATGTTTAGTAAGTTGAACACTACGCCAGGTACTGTCCAACTTGGTGAACACTCGCCACCCTACCATATTTGTTACGTCACGAAAATGGTTGTAAACCCGTCGATTTCCACGGGTTAGAAGACGTGTCCACTTGTGGGCTACCGTGCTCTAGCATAATTAATTGGCGCTTCGGCAAAGGCGGCGTATATGTAATCACTGCTTGAAATATTTCCCCAAGAAGTTGCGGCACGCAGCTTAAATCCGTTAGACAAAATGTCAAATAATTCGCTATTATCTGCATCTGCCAAATCAGCAAACAATCCTTTATTGCTAACATTGTAGCCATCTCTGGCGGCATCAAAAATCGCCCAATCGGATGTTGTATTTGTTCGTTTCAGAAGCACCCACCTCGGCCTAAACCCGGTATACACAAAAACGCCATCGCTCGATCCATTCCCGGTATACGATCCGAAGCTATTGTACCCGACTACTGGAGCGAAGGCGTATGCCACCCAATCAGGCGTTCCAATACCAGAACCAATGCTGAATACAGTACTAGTTGGAGACGTGTTGTTCCAATAGGTGTAAGTATTGGTCGCGGCAGTGCTGTTTAATAGCAGAGCTTTTGTATTGCCTATGTCTTTGTGATAAACAAACCAATCGTTAGCACCCGGATTGCTTGTGCGAGCCTTCATGATAATCATTGAAGGAGCAACACCTAAGCCGTGACCGACTGTCCCCGTAGAAGCCCCAGTAAAAGTAGACACGCTAAACCCAGCAGTTGCATTAGCTCTCACCTGACTAGTGATGCTGCCTTGTGTGTTGGATACGGTTGAGGTGCCTGCGTCCCACGCCCAGCCGACAACAGAATTTCCAGACCCGTTGATTCCGGTATCCGACCCAACAGTAAAGCCAGTAGAAGTAAAAGCAGTTAGCACATCAGAAAAAGGGCCGGATTCAGCACTTGTCGAATTACTACTCAATAAATATCCAGCACCTCTTACGATGTCATATAGCTGATGACTATAAGCATTACTGCGTGACTTTAACCAAACAAAATCTGGCGAAAAGTTTAACCCACTAATAGTTTGTGTTCCACCATTCCCCGTATAAAGCGCAACATCCATCACCGTATTAGACTTCGTGACTAATGGGGTTGGCAGATTCTGTGTACATAGTGTTTTGAAGCCTGATGGTGCGGTGTAGGCAAATGCGCGTTGGCCGAAGTTTGCGACGACGGCAGGGGATATTCCACTAACGCCATCTGCAAAATAAGGTGCTGCACTTGCCATACCTGTGTACGTGTAGCCACCTGCATTGGTAGCCGGATTCTGGGTTCCACTACCTTGCCAAACATTATTCACAGCAAACCAAACCTTTTTATTAGTTTGATCAAAAGCAACACCTACGACGTCATTGTTTGAATAGTTTGTTGTGTATGCAATTGTTGAAGAATTAATGTAAATTCCGTTGCTTGACGAAAAAGAAACAATGACGGCAATATTAACATCGTCTATTATATTATAGGCGTTAAAAGCAGCATTAGCATCGGCAATTCCAATGTATGCCCCACTAGCTGTTGATGCGGTGGATTCAAAGTAAAACTTGCCTGATTGCACCGCCACGCTTCCCCGTATTGAAACATACCCAGAAGATCTGCCAGTAGCTTCAAGATTGCCATTGGCAAGAGATGTACTGCCTGATTGATCCAACGGGTTCCAAGTGCAATAATTCCCCCTCACCTCGCCGCCCACGCCGGTGTCGGTCCCGTAATTAGTGGGGGAGTCTACGAGGGAATCGTTGGCTGCAGCAACAGAACCAATAATTGTGGCAGTAGGAGGGTTAAAGTTACTGGTATATTTGGCAACGCCTTTGTAGATGCGGACATCGTTCATAAATCCTTGATAACGACCAAAATATTCTCCTCCATTTCCTTGGGATCTACCAATGTAAAAGGGGCTCCCTGATGAAACACTACCGGGAGAAGTAGCACTAAAAGCACCAAGAATGCCATTTATATATAAAGAAGTCCCATTCGCATCCTTGCAAAGTGCAATATGACCCCAGGCATTAATGCTAACTGCATTAGTACTGGTAATTGATACAGTAGTTCCACCTCGTACATAAGCTCCGACAGTTCCAGTGCTAGTAACAAGTAAAGACCAACCGGGCTGATCGTTAAAAGCAGTCCCCCCTTGACTCATTACCATACGGGCACCATTGGCTCCCGCAAATGACGTAAAGTATACCCAACATTCAACTGTAAAGTCTGTAGTGCCAAACGAAAAATCTGCGTCGTTTGCAATTGTTAAAATACTATTAGTGCCATCAAAACTCCCGCTGCTGCCATAAAACTTAGATTGGCTAGTTGATGTTGTAGTGCTAGTTACCGTAAATGATTTAGCGCTGCCACTTCCTTTAATTGTTGCACTTTCATCCGTAAATGTTGTTCCTCCATTAGTGCCGTTCATCCCCACGGCAAGCACAATAGAAGCACTGTTAGTATCAGTGCGAGTTCCAGTACCCTTTACCGTACCGTAAGTATCTGTGGTGTTGTAGACAGGTAGAGCACCAGAAGCAGCAGCAACTGATGTTGGTCCTCCGGTATTAATACTTAAGTTATTCGGCGTCCAGTTATTACTCAGCCCGCTATAGTCCTTCCCTAATGTGCTGGCAGTGTTGCTGGAGTTATCAGCGAACAAAAGATTAAAGCCATTTGTGCCATAACTGCCGGTGTATGTTTTTGGTATCAGTTGCCCAGTAGTGGCATCGGTTTCGGTGAATGACGATGGGGTAAGTGCTTGGCCGTCGATGAAGTGGATGTTGGCGAGGTAGCCGGAGTAGGTGTTACTTCCTCCATAATCCCCAATCCTGTGCTGGTCTGTAGTGTTAATGCCAGTATCGTAGTTTAGCGACCCGTATGTTGCTGTTGAAAACGTAGTAACCTGTACGCCGTTAATGTAAAGCTTTACTCTGTTTGACCCTGTGGTCTGCGTAGTGTCAATAGCGTAAACAATGTGGTACCACGCCGAAACATCTCTAAATACTTGCGTTGTTACTACATTTATTACTTCAGAGCTACCGTCGTAACTGCGATATTTCAGCGTATCGTCGGCGTTTATGTTGAATCCGTCAATGGGTAGGTTGGTGTTGTTATTAAAAACGTGCTGAAGCACGCCCAAAGCACTCCGCTTCACCCACCCGCTCCATGTCCAAGTCCGCCTATTTCCCGCTACTGCCGGGGTCCGAGACAAGTAGGCACTGTCACTACTGTTGAATCTGAGACTACGCTCTATCTGTAATGCGCCACCAGTAGCGTCACCGAATAATAATAAGGGGTTGGTAGAACCTGGAATAGACATAATTATTGGGTAAGGTTGTTCACAAGTTGGCAAACAATGCTTGTACTTGTACGTACAGTATAACCAATTAAGTCAACTGCATTTGCTGTGGTGCTTAGATTTTTAAATGATTGGCCGCCAGGGAATTTCCAGTGACTGCCATAACTTAAAATCCTGCTTCCCGTTGCATCTTGCAGAATGTAAATCAAACCACTCTGCCCAACAGTCATGCCGGTTGGGTTGGCAAGTGTTCGAGGTGTTCCGGTCAAAGTGACTGTAAAGTTATTGGCAACTGAAAAATCAGGAGTAATTGTAGATCCATCGGTTAAAGTTGCAATGTTCATTGCTCCAGTTCCCTGTACATATATTTTGGTATTACCTACAGATGCTCCTATAGCAAGATTACCGTTGGCGTCAAAAACAGCACGTTGAATACCACCGGTAGTAACACTGATTTCATTTGAACCGCTGCGATAAAAACCAGTGGTAGGTGCATTATCAAATGTAATACTTGGCGCACTATTTGAACCATCTGGAAAACTAGCACCCACCGCAACAAAATCAGACCCAGCAAGAACAACTCCAAAGAAAGCCCAACCTCCTGTTGGAGCAGAGGCAAATACTATGTTCGTACCTACTAAATTAAAACCAGCCGCACCGGTTGGGTCTGGCTTTTGAATTACACCATTAACAGAAATTAAACACTGTTGTGGGTTAGATGGAAACGGGACTGGTGAAATACCAGAAACTAATAATGGAAAGGATGTTGCAACGCCGTTAAAACTGGATCCAATATTATCAACACGTTGGTAACTTATGCCAGGTGTTAATGTTGTGTTTCCTATATAACGCATGTCAGTTCCTATTTATTTTTTATTGAGTTCGGGCCAGTAGTAGCTGGTGCTATTGGCCACCGGACTTGATTTAATTTTACACCGAAAAACGTTTGTGGTAAGTCCCTCAACTGCTGTCTATAAGATACCCAAGCAGATTGATCTACAGTGCAACCAGAAGAAACAGTCCAGTCTGTTGATTTAAGAAGGTAATTTCTTTTTAGAATAATGTTATTCCAAGAAGAATTATCTAGTTCAAGAACACGTTCTTCAAAGATTCTTGATTCTAAATCTTGAAGGCGTTTTTCTATTTCAGTAATTTTTAAATTATATGTTTCTTCTTTTAGTTCTCCTTTGTTTTTAATATCTTCTTTTAAAGAACTCACCTGTCTGTACAGGATGTCAATATCACCAATTGTTGTTAGTCCTGTTGTCATTATGTTTGCTCCAAATAACTAATCATTATGTCAAGTGCTGAGCCAGTATCTGAGCTAGCACGGATAACATCTGACGGTTCTATAATCAGTTTATTACCTTGTACAAGTTCTAACGAAGAACCTGCTGGTACTGGCCCATTCTTTATAAGAAATACTGAATCGCCAACTGCAGAAGAAATATATACATTTGCATTCGCACTGCTACCAGTTTTGTTTGAAACCAAAACACTAAGAATAACAAGAGTAGCAGTGCCGCCAACTGTAAGTATATTAGTAGTCGCGCTTGATGTTACATCAGCTGTCAAAAGGCTTGACTTTGTATCTTTTTTAAAAGTGTTTGCCATTTAACTTAGAGCAATAATTAAGGTTAAAGTGTCAGATGAAGTAGTGGTGCCAGCGACACTAAGACTTCCGTTAACGGTGAGGTTTCCAGAGAAGGTTGCACTCCCTGAAGAATCTATTGTAAGCCTTGCAACACCGTTCGTCACCAAAGATAATTGAGCCTGTACTGGACTAATAATACCAGTATTAACGCTGTTAGCAAATTTAAGAGCGCAACTGTTTAGCGCACCGGGAGAAAGTAAACAGTTAGTACCATCTTCTCGTAAAAGTGGGAACCCACCAAGTGTTATAGCATCGTGAACTATGGCTGTAAGTTTCTGTGTATCAACAGTGACTTCCCCCAGCGCACCCGCAAAAGCGATTGTTTGAGCGGTCGTACCACGCCTTAGTTGTACTTGAGTTGCCATAATCTATTATGTCACGTTTGTTATCAGTCTAGCTGTTATTCTTGTAGTTGATTCAGAATAATAAACCAGTACGTCAACGGCATTTGCAGTTGTTGTAGCAGTTGGTGTGCCACCTGAAAATTTATAAAATGAACCGTATGCAATTGTCCTCGAACCGGTCGCATCTTGAGTAATAACTATTGCGCCACTTTGTCCGGCAGTTAAGTTCGATGGGTTTTGGATTGTAGTGCTTGCACCTAAAGTTAAAGAAAAGTTATTAGAAACAGCAAAGTCTGGAGTAATAGAAGAACTACTTGTGAGGACACTAATTGTTCCACGTTGCGCCGCACTGTAACTTTGCGCTAGGCCTAGAACAGCAATAGTGCTTGTAACAGCTGGAAGAGTTAAGGTTCCAGATGCTGCTGCTGTGGCAACAACTGTAGTGGTTCCTGATGACGACCCAGTAAATATATGCCCGCCAGTACCTGCGGTTAATGTTGTTGCGGTTAAAGCAGTTAAGCCAGTGATGCTAGTTGCAGTGCTTCCAAGAGCAATTGATGTAGAACCAACGGTGAGGCTACTATTAGCAAGCTGTGCGTTCGGAATAGCACTTGTACTAAATTCTCCAGTAGTACTGTTGTATGTTAACCCTGACCCGCCAGCTACACTTAATGCACTTCTAATGTTTAAGTCTGTAACTACTGAATACGTAACAGCACCAGTGGTACTGTTATAACTTATTGACCCATAACCGCTACCACTGTTAGTGGCACTTAAAGCACCTCTAATGTTTAAGTCTGTAACCACTGAATACGTAAGTACTCCGGTCGTGTTGTTATAGCTTATGGACCCATATCCAGTTCCTGAGTTTGTTACACTTATTGATGATAACAACGCAAGCGTACCTGTTGCATCTGGGAGAGTAATGACACGTGCGCCGGTCGGCTGTGCAGGTACTAAGTCAATATATTGGCCAACTGTAATTACGGCACCCGTAAAAAGAATGCCCGCATAATCAGCTATTATGTGGGAAGCACTGGTAGATGGGTGTTTTAGCTCAAGTCCGGTGGTCTTTAAGTTAGTAATATCAAAACTTGTTACTGTAGAACCTAAAGCAGCAGGTGTAGCTCCAAAAGTAATACTGCTGTTGGCTAATTGAGAGTTTGGAATAGCACTTGTACTAAATGCTCCAGTAGTACTGTTGTATGTTAACCCTGAACCACCAGTTACACTTAAGGCACCTCTAATGTTTAAGTCTGTAACCACTGAGTACGTAAGTACTCCAGTACTGTTGTTATAGCTTATAGACCCATATCCAGTTCCTGTGTTCCCAGCAGAAATTGATAACCGTGCCCTAGTATCTGTGTAATAAAGATTCGTACCTTCTGTTAAATTTGTTGTTGTATTTCCAGCAAAATCTAGTCCATCCGTCGGGGTAT